GCGGCCAAATAAAGATAAGCACAGAGCATCCAAAATAGTGCTTTTACCTGCACCATTAGTCCCAACAATCAAATTAGTTTTATTTTTTGTAAAATCAACTTCCGTATATTGATTACCAGTAGATAACAGATTTTTCCACCGGATTTTCTTAAACAGAATCATGATTTAAAAAACATTCAATAATCATTAGTTATAGTGTAGCAAAAAATTTAGTATCAGTCAAGCAATCCTTTTCTTTTTGCCCAAGATTTCTTTAAAGATTCGCTCATTCTTTTTTTATAATCATCATCAGGTTTCCAAGTTTTTTTACCATCCTTTCTTCTACTATTACCAACTAAACTTTTGGAAATACTCTTTCTATGATTTTCATCAAGTTTAACATTCTTTTTTGCTTCTGAAATTTTTTTATTTCTTTCTTCAGTGTAAATTTTTGAATTTGTCTTTCCAAGTTTTGCTTGTCGCATTTTTTCTTTTGCTTCCACGGAAGGTTTTTTCTTACCACCTCTTTTTCCTGCTTCCGAAAAAACTTCTTTTTTTACATTCTTTCCCGTTAACCCATTGCAAGCAATTTTATCAAAATTATCACCAAAAACTTTATATAAAATTTTATGTTGCTCTATATGTCCTTCAGGAGTTAGATATACTTTATAATAATCATCTTCTTTAACATCTCCCAAATAATCAAAATAAGAAGAATGTTTAGGTATCATGTGATGAAGATGCATCATAGTTAATCTTACGAAAAGGTATAACTATTTATTAAATAAAATCATGTTCAGTATCAGGAGGAATCACAATGTCATTTGGCGTAATAATAGTATACATGTAATTATGAAGTTCGCATGTTTTTATCATGACATCATCTTCAATTTCTATTACATGCATTTCCGGATAGTCATTTTCTTCTAACATCATAGCATATCTTACAGCATCATCTTCCTCCTCAAACAAATAAAGAATTTGCTCTCCTTCATCATTTGTTACGGAATATGCACCTTCAGTTTCTCTACCATTAATAGTTAGAATAAACATATTAGATTAATTCACATGCTTCTTGATAAATTTCTTGAATCATTTTTTGAACAATTGATTTATCAAGACTGATTTCTGCCTCCTCAATATATCTATTCAAGATGGAAAGAGTGTCTTCAGATTCAAAGGCTTCAAAATTTTCTGCTTCTTGAATCGCAAAGTTTTCTACAACTTTAAGTTCTGCAACTCCAGATGAATATAACTTATCAACAAACTTCTCAAACTTTTTAGTATCAGATTTCTTGCGAACAATAATTCTTACAATTTTGTTTTCATACTCACGAGTATCAAAAGTTTGATAATTTGTATCCTCATAGTAAATGTTATAAAACAAACGATAAGGATTATTGACAGGTTCGTGAGTTACTGTTTCAGTATCAAAGATATGAAATCCCCTAGTATCACCAACATCCGTCCAGAACATCTCATAAGGATTTCCCAGATAGAAGACTACTCCGTTATCCGATCTAGTGTGATAGTGTCCCGAATAGACGCGGGAGAACTTCTCAAATAGTTTGCCCTCCAAACCGTGCTCCATGACGATTTGTTTATTAACTCTAAATCCTTGGAGCTCAAGGTGCCCCATCGCACACGGGCAAGTTGTCTTTTCAATAAGTTTAAGAGTATTTGCTTCATTTTCTTGATTAATCCAAGGTATAAAAAGTGTTGGAAGTTTGTCCAACATCACTTCAGTTGGTTCGGAATATACTGTTACGTTATCATACTCGCGTAGAAGCAAATCTACCGCATTTATTTGATTAGTGTTTTTATAGTATGCAGTATGATTACCGACAATAGTATGAACTTTTACCCCCATCTCCTGTAGACGGTCATAGTAATTATTTTTAGCCCAAGATAGAGCAGAGAAATCTATTCCCTTACGACTATCAAAAGTATCTCCCATATCCACAACTGTAGTAATCCCTTGCTCTTCGAGTGTAGGGAAAAATACATTATTATAGAACTTTAGAAAATAATCATGAAAGAGTTTGGAATTCTTCCGTGCTCCAAAGTGCTGATCAGTAATGATTGCGACTTTCATTCAATAGCGGAGTTTTGAGTGAATATTATCCTTAATACTATTGTAATCGCTGTAGTTGGATCCGTCAAGGCTATTGTCCTCGAACACCTCAGAATATCCAGAACGCTCAAGGATTTTGTTCTTGATTTCTAGTTGACGCTTTTCTCTTTGGATTCTGCGAAGGAAAGCATAGTGAATAATTTGAGTAAAGTAAGCAAAAGGATTTTGTGACTTCTCAGGATTGAAATTATGAATATATTGAACACAATTTTCAATACCATCGGAAATCATATCTTCCTTGAACATGTAGTTAACGAAGTTTGGCTTAAACGATAGGTGGTTTGCAATCTTCAGAAAACATTCTCCAATGTAGCGAGGAATGGGAGGTTTTGGCTTTCCTTGAATCTCTGCAATTTCTTTATCTTCACGATACTTAATGAGAGCAGCAAGAAACTCTTTGTTGTTTACATAATGCTCTGACCTCTTTCTCTTGGTCATGATTGCTGTGGTTATCATAAGTTTTTATCATTATTATCTATAAATTATACCATTTATACAAATGCTTGACAAGGTACTCAAAAACCTGTACAATAACCTTTGTCCGGGTTGATAAGGATGGCTTAGCTATTTTTATAGAGCTTCTCTAATATCTCCTTAGCATCATTGACATTAGCAAGATATCCCATTCTACGATTGATTTTAGATTGATTACCATCTTTCGTAGATTGACGAATATAGTTTTGATACATCATTATCATTTCAATATCAGAAGATTCCGACATGGTTAAGACATCTTCTATGTTAAGAATGAACATGTCTTCTGTTGTTGTCTTTAACCAAGGTTCTAGCTTATAACCAACAATACCTGTTCTTCCTTTTATTTCAGAAACTATTATAGGATTAGTAACTATCAACATGGTTCTATCTTCTTCTTCTGATGCAGCTAATTTGCAGAAGATTTCTTCGCCTGTTTTAAGTTTTACTGTGCAGTAAAAATCATCTTCAATTCCCATTTGATTGAACCTCTTTTCTTTTTTTCCACCATAGTTTTACAGATTCACTTCTGTTTTTTTTGTGCTGTTCTGTTTGTGGACTACTTTTTCTGTTGGAATACTTGAGACCTTTATGAGATTCACTCATATTCTTCCTTTCTTGAAGAGTATGTTTTTTCCCAAGTTTAGTTTGCCTCATCTTCTCTTTTGTTTCTGGAGAATGTTTACGACCCTTCATAGCACCTCCACCAACTCCACCATTTGATTTATTGTGAAGAATACCTGTTCCCAAATCTTTTCTACCAAGTATCGATATCATATAAACTTCATGTTTAAATGATTTTTCTTCTGTTAAATTTTGTTTTAGATATATTCTTCTTTCTTTTGGTGGAGGTAAAAAAACTCTTCCATTTTTTGAATGAATACGATTTCCTTTTCCTTTACCAATATAATAGGGAGTTCCATCTTCTCTGAGATATGCGTAAGTATAATAATTCATTAGTCCTTAAGTTCTATTGTGATTATTTCATAGTTGAAGTTTTCTTCATTATAAGTTTTAATTCTTTCAATTAAATGATTCAAAGTATAGTTCTTTCTTGATTTAAATGTACAATCATCAGAGATGTCGTAGAGGACTGCTTTAGTTTTATCTTTTCCTTTTCTAAGAACTCTTCCAATTGACTGAAGATTTCTAATTCTTGATTTACTGGGTGAAGCAAAGATAACATTATGGAGGTTCTTAATGTTAATACCAGTAGAAAAAGTTCCATAAGAAGCAACAATGATTGCATTGTTTTCTCTTTCAGTAATCTCTCTGACTAATTCTCTTTCTTCAGTGGCCACTCCACCATGAACAAAAAATGCTCTACGATCATCTCGCTTGTTATTATTTATTCTTTCATATAAAACTGCACCATGAGCCTCAACTCTGCTGAAAAGAACAAGAGTGTTTCCTTTGAGATCTAGAGCAAGATTTGTTATGAATTTATTCCTTCTATCGTGAGAGATTAAATATTGTATCTCATCTTCATAAGTTTCAAATCTTTGTGGAGTGTGTTTGAGTACAATACATTGAATATCTAACTGAGATAGATGACCTTGCTTCATCAATTCATCAGTTTTTGTTACTTTGTATGATGGACCAAATAATCCTTCCAAGACCCACTTATGAGTCTGAGTTCCATCAAGAGTTCCTGTAAAACCA